TCAAAAAAGCCCATCAGGCCTCACCACTAGGTTGCCCGTCACCACGTGACAGAGATGATATTGTTGACGAAGTCGTCCAAGTCGCCGCTATCGCCAACCTCGTAGGTTCCGGCCATCGCCGTTGCCATTGCCAAGGCGACTGCGCCGTCGATGCGGCGTTCGCGGTTGTGTTTGACGAGCTTTCGATTGCCGGCAGGATCCGCTTTGATGGTGGCATTCATCATGCACATCGTCAGCACAGGATGATCGCCGTGGGCAAGGTTGCCGTTGAGGATGATGCTTTCGAGCTCGCGGAGAGCCGGCGACATCGACTGGAAGCCCTGCCCGAAAGGCTGGAATACTGCGTCGTCGCCCTCAAGCTGATCGTCGGTGAAGCCAGCCTTTTGCAGCCATGGCTTCAGATGTCGGAAGTTCCACCGGTCGAACGCAATCTTGCGGATGTCCATCTCTTCGAACTGGTCGCGCAAGTGATGCGCGACGAACTCGTAGTCGACGGTTCTGCCTGGGGCGGCTTCGAGATGCCCATCCTTATGCCACACATCGTACGGCACGCGGTCGGCTTTTGCCTTCGCGCGTATCCCGTCTCCCGGCAACCAGAACGTCGGCTTCACATGCCAGACGGTCTTTCCGTCCTGCTCTTTCGGCGCCATGAGCACCAGAGCAGTCAAGTCGCTCACCTCAGAAAGATCGAGCCCACCAAACACAGGGAGACCATCAAAGTCCACAACTCGAGCGCTACACGCTCGCCAAATAGCCGGAGACACAAACGGTGCATTGGCATCGATCCTTTGGTTGAGATGGAGCCAACGGAAGCTGGCCTCCTCAGTCGGCATACGTGCCGCGCGCTCTGCGTCGTCGCGCACTGATGAAACGGACTTGAACTTGCCAAGCGCCGGGTTCGCGGCCTGCCACGCTTCCTCGTCGAGGACGTCGCAATCAGCCGGAGCAGTGTAGAGGTGCGAAACCGTTCGTGGTGCTTTTGATGTCTCGGCATCATCCAGCCATCGCGAGAAAAGGTCGCCGTCAGTAGCTGCCTGCGTCGAGATAGCGAAGATCATCGCCTTGTCGCCGTAGGCGCCTTGCGATGTCACGATCGCTTCGACGAAGTCGTCGTGCGGGCCTTTGATCTGGCCAACCTCATCGAGGATGGCGACGAGTGGCGAACCGCCGTGCGCGCTCTTGGCCTCGGCCGAGCTGGCTTGATATTCAACTGCTTTGCTCAAGCCAACGATGGTTTTACTGGACGGCACAAGCCTGTATTTTTTGTTGAGCTCAGGAGACAGCAGAAGCATCTTGCTGGCGTAATTGTAGACCTCTGCCGCTTGTTTGCGCGACCGAGCACCTGACATCATACGACTGTTTGGAAACGCCTCCGGGCCCACGATATGAGCTAACAGAAGACATGCTATTGTTGCCGTCTTTGAATTCTTACGTGCAATCGACAGGTAAGCCCTGCCCGTTCCGTGGGGGTTGTCGTAGACCGCCAGGATGAAGCACTCTTGAAAGTCAAGAAGCCTGATAGGTTGGCCGACGAGATCCCCCTCCGGGACAACCAAAAAGCCCTCGATAAATCGGCATACCTTTTCGCCTCTCGTAAGCTCGCTGACCGGAAGTCTGCGCCAGTCCCGCCTTAGTGGGGTGGGACCGCTCTTAATCGCCTCCAAAACACTTGGCGGCCAACTCAGATTTTGGCCGTTCATCATCCGCCCTCAAAGGGCAAGCGCGCCATTCAAAGGAGGCTTGTCCTGCTGTTCTTCTTTTTGTTGTTTTCGTCGGCCCACATTGGGCGTAGGTTCGAAAGCTGGTTGAGCGCTACGACGTCCTCCAAGTTTCGGGCCGAACTTGCAGGAACGATGTGATCAACCTGCCATGCACTCATGTTGTGCCATCCCATACCCGAGTGAAATTGGCGCTCGACATGACGAACAAAGTCATCGACGGTATAACCGAGTTGTTCGAACGTCTTGGAAGTCTTGATCGCCCCAACCCTGGCGAGGGCGTGCCGGTGCAACCTGCTTAAGCGGGCCTGCATTGCAGATCTGGGATCGGACTTTCGTCGCTGCCGCTGTCTGGTTCTGTTCTCCAGCACCCTTGCGAACCGCTCATCATCCGGAAGAGATCGTGAACGCAGTATCTCAGCAGCAACCTCCTTTTGCAGGCACCCACAGGACTTGGTCAGATGTGGAGAAGAGGTGGTAGTGGTGTTTCCACAGTCGCAAACAGCTTCCCATATTTTGTGCCTATGAACAGTTTCGCCTACACATTTGGTGAACGTCAAGCGGCCGTTTTTCGTCCCGGATCGGTCTTTGAAGCGAGTGCCATTGCCAGTTTTGCTATCCACACCTTTCGGCAAACGAAACTCCTACGCAAGCAAATCGCTATCTGATCTGACGCCTGCCTCGATCTCCTTGGCTTGGTCTCGCCGCTTAGCCGCGTCCCTCGCCTCGCCTTGTACGGCGCGCGCATGCAGCGCCAGTGATCGGCGAAACGAAAGGATGGAAGAAGCGTGCATCTGGACCACGGATTTCCGCGGGTTTGCTACGGGCGTCCCTTTTTCAGTGACTGCGACCGAGCCCTCAGTGCGAAGCAGGTCTTGCTCCCTCACTAGGTCTGCCATCGTGCGGGCAAGCATCGCGGCAATTTCAAGCTGGTGCGCCGACCAATCGGCGCGGGCATATTCGGCGATGACATTCTTGAAAAATGGGACGTCGCCGTCGTCGAGCGGCACGTTTTCAGGAAACTGGATCTCCTCAGAAGCCGCAGAGGCAATCCTCACGGCCTCATCAACGCTGTCGACGCGGCTTTTCTTATCAGACATGCGGAATCCCCTCGCGCACGCGCGCTTGCGCACGCGCTAGGCAAAAATCTGTGTTTGCATTTGAATTGCGTTACCCCGGCGGTCCTTGGGCGGGGCGATCGTCGACTTTCCGACCACCCCCGGTGGGTTAGGCAGCCGCCTTCATGTCGAGAAACTGATAGTTGATGCGATCGACGAGACACTCGACGCGGCGTACAAGGTGGAGATCATGGGCCAACCACCAGAAGGCATGGTCAACGAACGTCCGCATACGCAACCCTTGAAGGCGATCAGCATCATGCTGGCGGGATACGCTGATAACCTTGCAGCGCTTCATCAAGTCTTTGCCGCGCAGGTCGTAGATCATCTGCTCTACGTATCGAACCATCGATGCGTTATGGACCACAACGCATGCGCCTTCATCGGGTAGCGCCATGACCATCGCCTTGGTCTTGCCAGTTCCTCGCATCATCAGCCTACCTCGACAGGATATCCATCAACGCCAATGACCACGGCCTGCTGTCCTCGCTCGATGCGAGCCTTCAGCTTGTCGTGGCACGGGGCGCATAGTGATTGCAGGTTGCCGGGGTCGTAGAACAACGCCTCGTCGCCCTTGTGCGGCTTGACGTGGTCACACACCGTCGCTTCGGTAACATCCTCAATGGCAAGACAGAACCGACATAGCGGCTCGGAAGCAAGCTGCGCCTCACGTAAGCGCTTCCATCGTGCCGTCTTGTACATGCGACGGTAGAGCGCGGCTTCCGCTGAGCGGCCGTAGGGCTTTGTCATTGTGTTGCCTGTTAATTGGTCTGCGTGGCTGGATTCGAACCAGCGGCTCCCGCAGTCCAAGTGCGGTACTCTGACCAGACTGAGCTACACACAGATGAATGGTGCCGGCAGAAGGAGTTGAACCCACGACATCCTCGTTACAAAGGAGGCGCTCTACCTACTGAGCTATACCGGCTTGAAAGTTTGCCTTGCCCAAGGGCTATCCAATCCACCCATGGCGCTTGCTCCTATCAGGAAACACAAGCGGTCATTCAGTGGCATCTGCGCAGGACAGACGCGAGGCTGTGAAACTCAAAGCGGCTGGGAGCGTGCACGACCTGCCAAGCTTTCGCTAACAGGGTCACACTCAACCAGCCGCACGATCACCATGCAAGCGGAGGAGAACGCGCATGGGATTGGTTGCGGAGGTGAGATTTGAACTCACGGCCTCCAGCTTATGAGGCTGGCGAGCTACCGGGCTGCTCTACTCCACGATAAAGGATCCCGACCAAGCACCACGCGTCCGTGGTGCACGCCTGCCAATTCAGGGCCAAGCTTGCAAGCAGAGGATTGGGTCGGCCATAGTTACCCGCTGCGTTCAGCGGCTGCACCGAATGCAGCATGACGGCGGGGCGGTCGTAACCGCAAAGGGGCGAAGGTATCTTTCGATACCCTCTCAACCCTCGGGGATTTGAATGCGCGTGGCGGTCCCTATGCTGCGCGGTTACGGAAACGGCTTAGTGCGGACTCTGCCAGTCGAGCCTCTCGCTTATCGATCTCTTGCCATTTCACACTGATGGTTCCGATTGCCATCCCCACCAATGCGCGACCAGCTACAGCCGGTTTGGCTCCCTCTCCTTTGGATCGCCCGATCTCAGAATAGCTTTGCGCTCCAAGAACCGCGTCTTCGAACGGATCCACCAGAGGCCCCATTGAGTAACGAAGCTCGGCCAGTATAGGCTTGGCATCAATGTGCTCGTTCAGTATTTCGTCGGTGATCTTCACATGCAGGCTTTCGGTCTTGATGACGCTACCGGATGCGGTGTTGTCGTTGGAAGCTACCACCGTCCTGCGCGAAGGTATGGCGTGCGAGCCTTTGCTTTTTTTGACCTTGGTGGAAACCTTTATCTCTCCGTCGGGGACGTCTTTCCAATCCGATGCCGCCGCCCTATCGATATCGGCCTCCGGCGTCATCTTCTTGGTTTCGCGGACAACCTCACCGCCATCTGCCTTGCTGTAGTCCAGCCCCTTCAATGGCTCAGCCTCACACAAAGCCACCAGTCGACGATAGCGAAGAACAACAGCGATCAGCTCTTCACGTCCTTCTCGGCGCAATGCCTCGATGAGAGGAAAGTCTTCGCTGCGACTCTGGACGCATGAGGGATCGCCGATTGACTGTCGCTTCACGATTGCTCTCCGGACCTTCGCCATTTGTCTCGCCTCGTCTGCCGCCTTGGTTTTTGCTCTCTCTCGGCCATCGGCCCTCTCCTGTGCAGTCGGCGGGGTTTTGAGAACATCTCTTGTTTTTGTTTCCTCGATCGGCTCCCACTTCCCATCCACCTTACGGAAGCGGGTGTTAGTCCTGTATGGATGCGGCTGGTCTCCGGTGAAGGCTACCCTGCCAGTGGCGTCGATGATCTGGTCTTCGCTCTCAGTATTCATGGGCAAAGTCCCCCATGAAATGTTCGTAAGCTTCAACCGCCTTCTCTTTCGTCATATTCGAGATAATCTCGTCAATTCCCTTCTCTCGGGTGTACTCTTCGTATTTTAGATCGTCGTCATCAGACGCGTCACGTTTGGTTTTACCCATTCTCGTCTCCCCTGTGGTGAAAGCGCTTGGTGGGCGCTGTTACTGCTGCTTTCTGTTGTCGTTCTCGGCCAGCCATTCCTTGACCAGCACCACCGCCTTGCTTGCCGCTTCCCCTGTGGACGTGAACCGCACCACCTCCACTGGATGCCCGAGCCGTGCCAGCGAAGCGTGGCGCTCGACCTGCGCCGGAGATAGCCGGCCTTTACCAACCTTGTTCTCGATCATCCGGAGCGCGCCGCCCTTGAGGTAGATCCGCAGATCAGCTTCGCCCGGCGTCATGCCGGTTGCGATAGCATCAGCCTGGGCACGTGGACCGCGTTTGGCTGAATTCATGTCACCCGCGAGCAGGAACTGGCGGCCGTACTCCGGCAGCGACCGCAGGGCGCGAACCTGGGCCGCTTGTCCTTCGCTTTCCTTGATGGGTGCGTCAGCGACGCTCACCTTGCCCTTGGCGCTCGTGCGGATGACCACGCGCTTGCCGTTGATGCGGGTGGTTTGGGTGGTGGCTTTTCCCATGGCTGTCTCCTCGTGGTGCGGTGTCGTGGCGGCGACACACATACTTTCCGAGAGAGGCGCGAAAACGGGTAGTCGATTTTGAAATATTTTTTGCGCAAACAAAAAGACCGGCTGAACGCCGGTCGTTTTTTCTAGTGCTCGTCACCGCGATGCGGACATCGCTTCATGAACTTGTCTATTTTTGACCGGTCGCCTCGAAAGTGTTCGAGCACCTCCACTGCCACATTCAGGCTTACCGCATATTTCTGCTGTAGCTGCTCAACGGTGTATGGGTCCGGGTTCGTCTCGGGCATGTCACTCTCCTTCATTCGCGAAAATGCGACGGGCCTGATTCGAGTTCCATCTCGCCGGCGGGAACATCTCCTCGCGTTCATGGTTCGCCTTGCGAAAGGAGACCATCATGCGAGACCTGAATAAGAATACCGTGGGCAAGCCCGATGATCCGAAGGCCACACGTGGCTCAACGTGGCGACCAAGAGCCAAGGATGAGGACATAATCACGAACAATGACGAAGGTGCTCCGCCTGTGCCGGTTGGCCAGCCTGGCGACCGTGAGCAAGGCACCGACAGTGACGGGCCCGTTCGCGGGCAGTAGTATCCCAACCGCCCATCTGCCCGCCGCACGTTGCCCAGATAAAATCATCATCAGAACCGTGCGCGCGGCACACCGCCCTGCACGGTTGCACGTGTAGGGGTATATATAAATATATACCCTACTAAACGTGCACCAACCGGGCAGCGCTGTGCAGGTGTCTACGCCCGGATGTGCACAGTTATTGCACGGATAGAAATTTGAGAACCGTGCAGTATTTAAAGTTGAATCATCGATGAGATTTTGGTTGTATTAGCTTGGCGATATTTGGGGGATTTCTATGGCCAAAGCTAGTACGGGTGCGGGACTTACGGCTGAGGAGAAAAGCCTTGTAAGGGCGATGTTGGATGCAGGTGAAAGAAGCCAAGATATTCATGTCTTGGTCAATCACGGTCGCCATCCGACAGTAAACCACGGACGTATTGGTTCGGCTAAAGCGCCCAATGTCGTAGCGGCCACTCCTGACAAGGTCGCGAAATACAAGCAGATGAAGCGCAGCTTTGATCCTGTGACGGGCCTCAATCCATATACCGACGAGAAGTTGATCAGGTCGCGCGAGGCGATGATCCTTGCGGTGTCGATATTCAACAATGCCTCTTATCGCTTTAAGACAGAAGTCTTCTCAGTGCTGGCGAACATCGCATGGTGCTATTTGATGCACGATTACTATGAGAAAAAGGGCATCAATCCCACCAATTCAGACGGAACGACATGGGCGTTGAGCCATATGCTCGAAAAAGGGGACTGCCCACTATCAAGTGGGATCAGAAGCAATCTGAGGGCGGTTAAAGCGATCAGAGACGAAGTTGAGCACCGGTTGTTCGGCCGCAGCGACGGAAACTGGCTCGCGATCTTCCAAGCATGCTGCCTGAATTTCGATAAGACGATCGTCGACTGGCATGGAGAACGGGTAAGTCTTCAGAACGATCTTTCTGTGGCGCTCCAGTTCGGAAAAATGTCTATTGATCAGGCCTCCCAAATCCACGCTTACGACATACCGCCGAACATCGCTGCGCTGGACGCGAGTTTGATTGAAGGCAAAACAGAAGCTGAATTGGACGATATCGAGTACCAATTCAAGGTCGTCTACACGCTCGATAGCGCTTCGAAAAGCAAGGCACACATCCAGTTTGTCAGCCCAGAATCTGACGAAGGCAAGGACATACATAACGTCCTGCAGAAGTACCGCGTTTCAGACGAGATGTATCCTCTTAAGCCTGGCGACGTAGTTAAGCGAGTTAAAGCTGCAGGAAAAAAATTCAGCATGAAGGCGCATACCGACGCTTGGAAAAAACATAAGGCGCGTCCGACAAATGGCGCAAAAAAGCCCGATCGAACCGACAAGCAGTTTTGCATTTATCACGCGGCCCACAAAGACTATACGTACAATCAGGATTGGGTAGATAAGTTAATCTCGGAGGCAGCCGACAAACAAAAGTTGCCCCCCTATCCATATTTTCTTGCCGCACTGGAAAATGCCGATGACGACAACATGGGCTTGGGTGAGCCTGTCCAAATGGTGCCCGACTAAACAAAAAAGGCTGGCGCATCTCTGCACCGACCTTCTTTTTGCTTCTCTGCGCCGCCAGTACATCCGTGGTCGACGATAAAGCCGCTGCGCTAGCGCGCTGCCATGACCTATTTAACTGCCCGGCGCGCGTAAGGTTCCAGCATTACCAACCCTGACGACCATACCAGTCGTCGATGTCTTTCTTGGTCTGGTCCTTCGCATAGCCATAGCGCTCCTGGATTTTGCCTTCCAGCTGCTCGCGCTTGCCATTGATGACGTCAAGGTCGTCGTCGGTGAGTTTGCCCCACTGCTCCTTAACCTTGCCCTTCATCTGCTTCCAGTTACCTTCTACGCGGTTCCAATCCATTGATATGTCTCCTCTTTGTTGTGTGGGGAGAAAACGCAAGACGGTGCCAAAGGTTCCGCGATAAGTGAGAACGGCGATCAAAGCCGCCGCAGACGAAACAAAAAAGCCGCCAGCCCTGCAAGGCCGACGGCTCTATTTTTTTGCCACCAAAATGGTGGTTTTCGCTTGCGTTACCACCAAAATGGTGGCATAAAGAAATCACCGAAGCATAAGGCTTCGGAGGACTAGGAGGCCACCATGAGCGTTAAGCTCACCTTCCAAGTCCGGTTCGGAAAATGGCGACTGACAATCACCATTAGCCGATAACTGGGGGCCGGAGGGGCTGCAACCTCTCCGGTTCCCCAAGATAACAAAAGGGAGTGTGGAATTCAATGTTAGACCTTAAAGGCCTCCGCACTGGCGCAGCCTTGACCCAAGCAGAATTTGCGGAGGCCATGGGCGTGCCTTTGCGCACCTATGAGAACTTGGAGAGTGGATCGACGCCCACGCGCCCGGTTCACTTGAACGCCGCCTACTGGGGACTTATCACGTTGGCTGCGAAATCCGGACGCGGCCTCGGCTTTCTCCCCTTTGAGATCGGCGAAATCGTGCGAAAAGTCGCTGGTGGCATTTAAGCCGCCCTCACAAACACCGCCAGTTCCCGCCGCACTGGATCACGCTCCTCCCGCTCGATGAGCGCACCTTCACGCATCAGCGCAGTCACAAGGCTGGACGCGCGCTTGCGCTGGACTTTGTCGTCCAGATCAAGCCCCACAGCGTACGCTACAGCGCTTCCGACCCAGTTCTTGGCCTTCGGTGACTTCTTGTAGTCGGACGCGCTCACGGCCGCCAGAATCGACGCTCGCTGGTCCTCCGTGAGGTCTCCCGCCACTTCCTCCGCACTCGGCCAATGCCATTCCGTCACGACCGGGGCAAAGTCCTGCGGTTGAGCAAGGCCGGTCCCGTTGCCAAGCGGTGTCGAGACCAAATGCCGCCACTCCGCCTTGTGCGACAGCGGCGTCAGGTTAGACTTGCCGTAGGTGGTGTAGAAGTATCCGAAACGATCTTCCTTGTTGATACCCGCCTCACCTGCTTGCTCTTCCGACATGCGGTTTAGGACGCGCACCGAGCGCGCCGCGCCGATCAGCGACACCGCACCGCGCGCATCTTCGACGGTAGCCTCTCGGTCGGCCACCTTGCGCAAATGGTGCACGATGTCGATCGAGCAGTTTGTGTAGTCGGCGATCTGCGCCCATAGCTTCGCCACCTTGTCGATCGCGCCGTTGTCATTTTCGTTCACGCCGTGCGTGGACACGAATGGATCCACGATCATGACATCGATGCCATATCGCTCGATCTGCTCGACCACCGCCTCAACAATCGGCTGCTGGATGCGCACGCCGGCCTTCTTGTCTTCGATGGCGACGACCAGCTCCTGTTCGCGGCCGCTATCCAGGAAGAGATGTCCCTCGAGGTCGGCAGGCTTCAGCTTGTAGTGGATGCACGCCGCCATGATGCGCCGCTCCATCTCGTCGCGCGGGTCTTCGGCATTGAATATCCACGTGCGCAACCGCTTGGGTGGTTTGATTCCGAGCAGCGCCCTACCCGACACCATAGCGAGACCCTCGGCGATGCTGGCCGACGTCTTACCAAGGCCGCCCGGCGATACTGTTACAGACACATACTTGCGGATGAAATGCGAGCCGTAGGCGAACTCTCGACGAGGCAGTGTCTTGGGGTCGATCCACTTGAATGCCGTGGCGACGATCGGTGATTGCTGTTCTGTGGGCAGAGGCACGTTGTCGTTTGCGGGCTCGATGTCGCCGGTCGGCGATACGGCTTCCTGCTCGGGAATATCTGCGCCGTTTTGCGGCACTTCTTCCTGTACGGTAAGGTTTGCATCGACCCGTGCCGCCTGCTCGCGTAGGCGCCCCTTCTCCAACCCTCGCTGGATCATGCGCGTGATGTCCACCAGACGCGTGTTGTCGTGCGCCGGGAAATCTGGCTCTGGAATGTGGCGCGGGTTCTGTATGCCAGCCTTCAGGCCATTCTCGATCGTCTTGCAGCAGCGCGACCAGTCCCTGCCCCACCCACGCGCAACGTCCTGCAGCAGTGCTCGCGCCTCAGCCTCGCCGAGCGCACCAGCGCCAACGATGGTGCCGATGGAGAACGCCGCGTCGTTCAGTGCGTTGTTGCGCGTGCCCATAGGTGCGCCGGCGAGATCCGCTAGTTCGCGATCAACGGCGGCATCCACATAGGCGTTGTTGGTGGCGGCCGACAGGCTATACTGGGTGTGAGCGGGCGCCGACTTCGGCAGCAGCAGGTCAAGTAGCCATGCCGGCGCATCGGCGATCTCGCGTGTGTCTGTTTCCCACTTGTAGGATCGCCCGTTGGCCATCGTGCTACCAGCTGCGAGCACGTAGCCACCTTCGGAGCGAATATCCACGCCAGCGCCAAGCGCACCGCGGTTGCGCGTGCCCACCACGTACTTGAAGTAGATGTGCAGCCCGCCATTCGGGCTCGTCACGCGTGCTGTGTCTGGCAGTGGGCCGTGCTCGGCCTCCATCTCGGCCAGCCAGTCGAAGCCGTTGGCGCCGCCAGGCTTGTTGTCGATATCCAGCGCGAAGAAGCCAGTCTTCTCGCCTGTCGGCAGACCGACAGCCGCGTCCGGCCAATCCGACCACCATCTCTCGATGATGCGGGGAAAGCGCGTTGCGCCCTTGAAGCCGTTGGGCGTCAAAGGCGTCTTTTCGCCGAGCGTGATGATTTCGCCAGTCGCCTGGTCGACGTGCTCCTCAGCGTGCGAGCGGCATGGAAATACGGGCCAGCCTTGACCGACGTAGTGCTGCGCTAGTTCAAGCGGCGTCAAAGGCGTGGTATGTTCAGGCATGAAACCTCCGGAGTATCGGCATGCAGAAAAATCGATACGACATGCGCAAGGAGAAAGACGAAACATGGACCGTCTTCGACATCTTTACTGGCGAGCCAGCGGAGGTGAACGACGTTCCCCAAGATGGACTAGAGATGGAGCAGGCCGACGATTTGGTCGACCTGCTGAATTATCTCTACGTCAAGCGGCGATCTGGAACGGTTCACTGACGTTTTCGTTGGCGGCGGCCAAGTGACCGCAGTTTGCTGCGACTAGAGCCATGGCGACCGGTGGCGAAACCGAGTTGCCGACGCAGCTGACCTGAACCGACTTCGGGAACGCATTTCCGTAGGCGTCCTCATCAATGCGATAGTCTGACGGAAAGCCCTGCGCGTTGTAGAGCTCACGAGGCGTCAACATCCGCATGCCGATATCAACAATCACGAAGGTGTCCGAACCTATCGACAGTGTCACGAACTCGCGGTCGTCCCAAAAACCATGCTCGCGCATAAAGTCTGCAACCTGCCGGGCACGTTGCTCCTGATCAGCGGTGAAAGGCGGTACGATCAGGCTCGCCTCGACATGTCCATGGCGATCCTTGGTCGTGATTGTCCTAGCTGGCTGACTCTCCTCGCCACCATCACCGGTGCCATAGTATGCTTGCAGGTATGGTGCCACGAGCGCTGATTTATTGACGCCAGCAGTCACGGTCGCCGATGGTTCCTCAATGTCGTGTCCGATCGACGCGCCGAATTGACGAGAGACGAAAGCCGACACGACACCTTGCTGCGCGCCAGTTGCGGTGACCGTCGACATCGGCTCGCCAGCGTCACGACCTGGATTAACGCCACCGATACGGCGGTTATCGTTATTGTGCTGAGCGATGAAGGCCATCGACA